AAACTATACGATAAAGTTAAGATAGACGTTTTACGACCTCAAGATAGTCGTTTTACGTCTACATTAGTAGAACATTATATTAGTAATATAGATAAGATAATAAGTAAGAATAAAGGTAATCTTGATAGTATAATAGACAGTCTCGCTACCCTTCCTGCCGAAACACTTAAATCAGATACTAAGAATGTCTATTATTGTAAACTAGCCATTCAAAGAAAAGATGAACTAGCTCGTCAAAAAAATTTAGTAGATCCCAAGATAATACAAAGGGAATTGAGCAAGATTACAAAGGAAAAGAACTTCGCTTATAAAAGAAAGAAAGAATATAACATTAGAAATAATTTAGATTATAAAGGTAATCCCATTGCCAAAATTAAAGATTAGGTGTGAGGCAATCGCTAGACATAGCGGTGTTAGGTGTAAAGCTATGGGTAAATTTACTCCTACATCAAGAAGATTTTTATGTAAATTTCATAAAGGTTCTAAGACTTGGGATAGTAAGACCAGAAAATACAAAGGATTATACAAGAATAACAAGATTGAATTAGATAAAAAAATTAATATACTTAAAAACTTAATTAATTTTAAAACAAAATCTAGGAATGAAATCAAAGAATATATCCTTAAAGAAGAAGAACGAGCTAAGTCTATCCGATACCGCACAAAATACTATACTAGATCATTTAACCGCTGGAACAACCGCCTACGAGGTAGCAAAAGACAGACAGATCAGCTTGAAAATTTTATACGATTACTTGGACAAAAACCCAAAGTTTAAAGATAAATTTAATAAAGCACAGGAACGAGGAATAAAAACACTTGTTGAAAAGATGTGTGTTATTTTTAATTCAGATGTTAAAGAACTTAGTAATGAAGAACTATTATTTTTAAGAGAAAAACAAAATTGGTTAAAGTTTATTGCACCTAGATTATCTTCTTTGTTTGTTGAAAAAACTAAGCAAGAGGTTAAGCAGGACACTACCTTAAGGGTACAATGGGAAGATAATCAATCGGATATGATTGATATATCAGGGGATATAACTGACATACCCCCTGATAATAAAGATTAATATTCTAATTTAGATTCAAAGCTAACTTCTATTTTATTGTAAGGATCTCTCTCATGAGAATTTTTAATTTGCATATACAATTCTCCAAGATCATAACAATTATCATCAAATAAAAGTTTCTTTGTTACCTTTGGTGTAGCATACTTAATATGCTTTTTCTTTTTGTGATCGTAATAACTATCATCAACCCTTACTGATGATATTCTCACATTGTCGTAGGTTATCATAGCTTTCCCTCTCATTGTTTATTGTTTGTTTTCCTAGTCGTATATTTTGTTGAGTAAGTTTTATAAGGTTCATAACGAAACCACTTGTTATATCTTGCTCATCAAAATTTTGTTGTTGTAGTTGTTTATTTATCATTTGGTATAAGTGTTTTATCATATTTTTTAAGCATATTTCTTAAATCCCAATCTTCTTTTATTTGTTTTCTTAATATACTTATTTCACTTGGATCATTACAAATATCAGTTATTACATTTGCAATCCATTTATGATAATCTTTATCTAAATATTTATTTACCATTTGTTTTGTTATCATTTTGTTTTTCCCTTTCTATTTATTTAAAATATTATAGCTCCAAGAATAAAACTAGCAATAGCAATTACTATTTCTGTTCTATATAGTAAGCTCCAAGCTAATAGATCCTGTTTCCATTTTTTATTATTAATAGTTATTTGTTTACCAAAAAAATTAAACATCATTTAATTAACTCCTTGTTGTTATAATAGTGATTATAACCATAATAATCTTCTATTACTTCTCCTGTATTTACATCTTCTCTATATACTTCCATGTATTTACAGTTTCTACATTCAAAAATATAACCTTCCTCACTATCTTTAAAGTCTTCATAATAAGCATTATTACTTTTACATTTACTACAACTCCAATCTTGAACAAAACTACTCATTATTCCCCCTTTTTTAGTTTGTTATATGTTCCATAACCGCCAATTAAATTATTTATTTTCATTGGTGTTATATGGTTTGGTATTGGTTTTCTATACTTCAACCAATCAAGCCAGGCTTGTTTGTATTTATAATGTTTTATAATATTTATTTTATACATTAGGCAACCTCTTTCTCGTTTTCGTTTAACCATTCATAAGCAACATTTATCAATCTTTCATAAATTGATGTTCTTATAATGTCGTGAACGCTTGGATTTTCTGGCAATAACCCTCTATCATCAATTTCTGATAAAGTGTGATCACTTCCCAATACATCTATTAAGTCTCCATTGTATATCGGTATCCACCCGTCAACGTATTCGTGTAGTATATCGCTTGGATATTCACGTTCCAATATTTCTTTTTTATTGTCGTTTAATTCATCAACTAAACTTTTTTCTAATTGATGCATTGTTGTTTTGTCTGTCATTGTTTTCCCTTTCATTTGTTAATATACAAATCATATACATATATTTATTTTAAGGTCAATACAAAAAGTATATTTTTTTTATGTGTGATATTTATGCAACACTCTAGTTTATAATGATTTTAAAGTAATTTAATTAAAAATAATACTTGCATATAATTATACAATCTATATAAAGAGATTAAACAAATAAACAAAGAGGTAAAACAAATGTTAACTAAAAAACACTTTGAAGCTATTGTTAAAATACTAGCTCAAAATAAATACAAAGAGCATACAGATATTTTAAATGATTTCTGTAATTTCTTTAAATCTGAAAATCCTAATTTTAGTAATGAAAGATTTTTAGATAAATATAATAAACTTACTTCACAAATAGATGTTGAAAGAATTGAAACAATGTTTGAAAGACCTGAAGTAGTATACAAGAACGCAGTTAATACTTTAAAAAGATCTATTAAAAGATAATTAATAATAAACAATTAAACGCCAGTAATTAATTTTATTGGCGTTTTTTTTGTGCGATCCTGGAATAATAATTGATAATATAATTGTAATGGATCTTGCAATTCTTTTACACGCCACGCCTCAAGCTCTTAGCGTTAAAATATCGGTCAACAATACTGACCTATTTATTTCCGATAATTAATAGTTATTGGAAATTATTTTATTTGTATCAATAACTGATAAGATATCGATACCCTAATTTGTATATATTGTACAGCTACAACTACATTTTTAACATTGCAACAGGGGGTATACCCCAAAAACAACACGCCAAACTATACGTATATATACATGGGACTCGAGGACTCCCTTATCCACAGACACATCTTCATCTTGCCAGACCACTACAAATAAACTAGATATGGTATATGAAGCCATTTGACCTAGAAGATATAGAATCAGTTGCTTATGTTGATAAAGAAAGCAATGATGTTATAATTAAGTTTATAGGTTTCCCAACAGAAGTAGCTTCACAGCTATTTATAAACTATGTTATGCTTTGTATTAGCTTTGATTTTGAATCTGTAGATAGTATGCCTAGCAAGAAGATACACTAGATATGGATATTAAAATACCATACACCCCAAGAAAGCATCAAGCGTTCTTGCACAAAAAAATATCAGAATACAGATGGAATGTATTAGTTTGTCATAGAAGGTTTGGCAAAACAGTATGTATGATTAATCATCTAATTAGGTCAGCATTGCTGTCTAAAAACAAGAATCCTAGGTATGCCTATATAGCACCCACCTTCAAACAAGCGAAAAGTATTGCTTGGGATTACATGAAACAATTTACAGCAAAGATACCTTATACAAAATTTAACGAAACAGAGTTGCGTGTGGATTTGCCGAATGGCAGCAGAATAACATTACTAGGTTCAGAGAACTCAGATGGCTTGAGAGGTATATACCTTGATGGTTGTGTAATTGATGAGTATGCAAATGTGAACGAAAGATTGTTTCCAGAAATAATTAGACCTGCACTATCAGATAGAAAAGGTTATTGCGTATTCATAGGTACGCCACAAGGCATGAACAATAACTTCTATGAACTATATCAACACGCACAAGGTGCAGATGATTGGTTCAACTACAAAGCAAAAGCATCAGAGACAAAGATTGTAGATGATGAAGAGCTAGTCAAGGCAAAAGAAGTAATGGGTGATAAGAAGTATCTGCAAGAATTTGAATGTGATTGGATAGCAAACATAGAAGGTGCAGTATATTCAGATGTCTTGGCAAAAATGGAAGATAAAAAGCAATTAACAAGAGTGCCATACGATCCAAGTCTACCAGTATCAACAGCATGGGATTTGGGAGTGTCAGATCATAGTGCCATAATATTTTATCAGCAGTTAGGAAGATCAGTAAACATTATTGATTACCATGAAGAAAGAGGTCAAGGTTTACCACACTATGTGCAGATTATAAAAGAAAAAGATTATGTTTATAAAGATCATTTTGCACCACACGATATAGAAGTTACAGATTTCAGTAATGGCAAGACCAGGAGAGAGGTCGCCTATCAATTAGGAATAAGGTTTAAGGTCGTGCCAAAAATACCATTAGAAGATGGAATACACGCAACCACTATGACGTTACCTAGATGTTGGATTGATACAGACCATTGCAAAAAGTTGATAGATGCGTTAAGACATTACCACAGGAAGTATATTGATAAAAACAGAATGTTTAGATCAAAACCTGTACACGATTGGAGTTCACACGCTTGTGATGCTATGCGTTACTTGTCTGTTGGACTGCAAGAAATTAATACTAGACAATCAGCTCCACAAAGTGTAGCAGATAATGAATACAGGATTTTATAATATGGGATCAATATTTAAACCAAAAATACCACCACTACCACCAGTTCAACCTTTGCCTGAACCACCTTCAGCAGAACTATCCCAAGAAGAAAAAGACAGAATTGCGGCAGAGCAAAGAGAGATAGAAAGAAAACGTAAAGGCAGAAAGTCTACAATTTTAACTGGACCACTAGGTGTAGAAGAAGAAGCTGAAACAGAAAAGAAAACTTTATTAGGATATTAATGTTAGAAGGAATAAAAAAAATTTTTAAAAGAAAACCAAAGGCAAAAGCAAAACCTAAAAAAGTAAAAGAAATTTTAACATTAGATGAAGATAAAACTTTTGAAAATGAAATCAAAAAACCTGAAGTAAAAGAAATTAAAGAAACAGCTTCTGAAACAAAATCAGAAACTAAATCATCATTAACATTTGGAGTATAGTATGGGAGGAGTTTTTAGAAAACCAGTACAAATGGCAACCCAAGCAAAAGTTATAAAACCAGTAACTCCAACCGCACCTGAAGTATCACAGGCAACAGCAACAAGTATGGATGGTTATGATTCAAGAAAGACTAAAGCTAGAGGTAGATCAACTACAATATTAACAGGACCTAAAGGTGTTGAAGAGGAAACACCAACATTAGGTCGTAGAAGTTTATTAGGAAGATAATGGCAAAGACAGATTTAACTAAAGGATTGTTATCAAGGTTTGATAGATTGCAAGGTCAAAGAGAAAATTGGGAAACTCATTGGCAAGAAGTTGCAGACTATATGCAACCAAGAAAAGCAGATGTAACTAAACGAAGAGCTAGAGGTGATAAAAGAATGGAACAAGTCTTTGACTCATCACCAATACAAGCAGTGGAACTTTTAGCAGCATCACTACATGGTATGTTGACTAATCCTTCTACACCTTGGTTTACATTAAGATTTAAAGATGAAGAAATAGAAAACGAAGATGAAGCAAAACTATGGTTAGAAGCATCTACAGATGCAATGTACACAGCTTTCAATAGATCAAACTTTCAACAAGAAATATTTGAATTGTACCATGACCTTATCACTTTTGGTACAGCAGCAATGTTTATTGAAGAAGATGATGATGACATCATTAAGTTTTCAACAAGACATATTAACGAAATATTTATTGCAGAAAATGATAAAGGTAGAATAGATACTATCTATAGAAAATTTAAAATATCAGCTAGAGCTGCAATACAAAAGTTTGGTGAAACAGTAAGTGCGGATGTTCAAACAAAAGCAAAGAAAGATCCATACGAAGAAATAGAATTACTACACGCAGTTTATCCAAGAACAGATTTTAATCCTAAGAAAAAAGATAAAGCTAATATGCCATTTGAATCTGTCTATATGGAATACAAGAATGGTAATGAATTATCTGTTGGTGGATTTAGAGAGTTTCCATTTGTTGTACCAAGATATTTAAAAGCATCAAATGAAATCTATGGAAGAAGTCCTGCAATGACAGCATTACCAGATGTTAAGATGTTAAATGAAATGTCAAAGACAACTATCAAAGCTGCACAGAAACAAGTAGACCCACCATTACTTGTTCCTGATGATGGTTTTTTATTACCAGTAAGAACTGTACCAGGAGGGTTAAATTTTTACAGATCAGGAACAAGAGATAGAATTGAACCATTAAACATTGGTGCAAACAATCCACTAGGTTTAAATATGGAACAGCAAAGAAGAGATAGTATTAGAGCTGTGTTCTACGTGAATCAACTTATGATGCAACAAGGTCCACAAATGACAGCAACAGAAGTTATACAAAGAAACGAAGAGAAGATGAGATTGTTAGGACCAGTATTAGGTAGACTACAATCAGAATTATTAAAACCATTAATTGATAGAGTGTTTGCTGTATTACTTCGTAACAATATGTTACCTCAAGCACCTGAGTTTTTATCAGGTAGAGATGTAGAAATAGAATATGTATCTCCACTTGCTAAAGCACAAAAGTCTACAGAGTTACAATCTATTATGAGAGCAGTAGAAATATTAGGATCACTTGCAAATGTTGCACCAGTATTTGATTATGTAAACTTTGATAATTTAGTTAAACACTTGGCAGACATTGTAGGTGTTCCACAAAAAATATTAAAAACACAAAGTCAAGTTAATGCTGAAAGACAAGCACAAGCACAACAACAAGAACAAATGCAACAGATGCAACAACTGCAACAAGTTGCTAAAGCAGGAGGAGATATAGCACCACTAGCGAAAGCATTGCCAGAAGAGGCAAGAGTTGTAGCAAATTCAGACGTGGAATAATATGTCAGAAACAAAACAATTAGAAAAATTAATAGAAGGGTTAAAAGTAAATTACAAAACCATATTCAATACAGCAGAAGGTAAAAGAGTCTTAGCTGATCTTGAGAAAAGATGTCATTATCATTCTACCACTAATGTAAAAGGTGATAGCCATGAGAGTGCATACATGGAAGGACAACGCAGCGTTCTTCTATTTATTAAATCAATGCTGCA